TACCAGCATCAATGGTATCACCTTCCTTCACCCCAACTTCACTGAGGTGAGCAAATCTAAACATTTTATTTAAAGATGGCACCCAAGCATCTACAAGTAATCCATACCCCACTGATGGATCATCGGGATTCTGATAACCAGCAAATTTGACGATGGATTTCTTTTTAAGTGCAAACATTGTTCCTACAGGAACACCAATGTCAACACCACCATGCATTCTACCCCAACGATGACCATATGCAGAAGTTAATTTATAACCACTGACAAATTCATCTTCTGTTTCACCTTTCGCTTTAAGTTGACCAACAACTGGTTTATATGGAACAATTACAATAGATTCTGCTTGTGTAGCAATTCTATCCTCAAATCCTTTGCCAAGAAAGTTTGCCACCATAACTCCAAGAATATTATCAGTTAAAGTTCCACCACCAGTAGTGGGGTTGAATGATTTGTTAAATTTATTTAAAGCAAGTTTTCTAGCAGTTCTCTTGGCGCGTGCAGTTTTTCGCTTTTGATCACTATCCTCAAGACCATGCAGAGATCTCTTTTGCTCAACTGCTTTCAAATAGTTTGAATGCATCTCGGAGAGAAAATTCTCCATCGAATCAAGATAAGTTCCCAACCTGACGAAGAACTTACTAATCGGGTTAGTGGACTTATTCTCAATAATCAGTTGCTTTGCTTTCTTTTCAGGAATAACCTGCAGATCTTCTACATCATCTAATTTAAGAATACTATCAACACTAGCAATAGCAATCGGTGTAATATTATCAGCTATGGCAAAGACTTCGGAAGCAAACGCCTCCGAATCTCTCTCTATCATTTTAGTCTTTGCTTTTAACATCAATCAAGATCTGTTTGATTTCTAGTAAATATACTCGTTCTCATGAAAATATCAGGAGAATCATCACCAACAAAATCAGGTGCTTTCTTCTTACCAGGGATCTTAATATAATCGGGTGGTAAAGGAACAACCTCAGGTTTTTGATCATTATTACCAGACATCATGCTACTTTGAGCATTCTCCAGATTTTGTGATGGCATCGGACCCTTATAGGCAGGATCATTATAATAAGCATTAGGACCAGTAACCTGATCATATACTGCTGTTGATCTTGGATTGATTAACAAATCATTGACAATGAATTCTAATGCCATCATCAATGGATGTGTAACAGTACGGGCAGGTCTTTCAAATGCCTGACGAACAGCAGGAGTAGGACCAGTTCTCACCATCTCAGGTGTAAATGCTTTGATGGGATTCCATCCTTTCATACCAGTAGCACCAGATTTGAATGCTTTATTAGTTCTAGTAAGTTGTTTAGCATCATCTTTCATAAGATCTTTCCAACTAGCAGTACTTTCAGAAGGAACTCTCATGTTCCTACCTTTATTCCACCATCCGACAAGACCGCCATCTGCCATAGGTACAATTTTGCTAGACATTCCTCTAAAATAATTCAATGCGTCACTATTAAACAATTCTACATCACCCACACCACCAGATGCTTTTGGTTGAGGACCAATAGGACTATTATATTGATCAAACGAAGGTTGCTTCATTTGCATCAACTGTTCTTTTAATGTCAGTGGTCTTGGACCAAAACCACCAACAAAATCTGAGACATCCATATTAGTCTCAAAAGATACTCCAGGTTGTCTGTTTGATTGGAATACTTTCCTAATTTTCCTTCCGCCCTGAGACTGATTTCCTTGCTGGAATGATTGTTGTAAAGCTCTTTGATTGAAAGAATCTGTTGCCAAATCTCTACCAAAATCTGCCTGTGCTGCAGAACTTTGAGCTCTGAACGATGCAGCAGTGCTTTTTATACTACCTGCTCTTTGATCTAATGCTCCAGTTATAGATTGCTTTGGTCTAACAGTCGCTGCTGGAACTGGTGCTCCTTGCGTTGCTGGTCGGTTAGTTGGGACTCTAGTGTTTGTTGGTACTTGTGTTGGTGTTCTTCTAGGAGATGAAACACTAGGAACAGCTCTGCCAGGAGATGTGCGGGCGCGAGGAACTACTGGCATCCACTGACTCAAATTAAGAATATTTGCAGCAGTTAATAATGCTAATTGCTCTTGAGTAAGAGGTTCGTGAATATAAACCTTACCATCTCGTTTCTTGATTAAATGACCAGTATCAACTATAGCACCACGCTCAAGTTTAACATCAAATTCACTGCCAGGATTATTTTCAATGTAAGTCTCAATAGCATCAGCTAACGCCTGCTGATCAGTTTTAACTCTCATGTCATAACCAGGAATGGTTACCTGAGGGGGCGTAGGAGGCACTCCTGTTGCTGTAATAACATCAGGAATAACAAATGGAGGAACAAACTTGGGATCAAGTATAGGAACAAACTTCGGAACCCTCAATGGTTCTCGTTCAGGAACCATAGGAGTTTCTGGTTCTGCCTCAACTTCTTGCTCTTGAGGAGTTTTTTTACCAGGAGCAGCAACACCAGTTTCTTGCTCCTGCTGCCTTCGCCAATCGTCAGCTTTTTTAATAGCGTCCTGTTCTTGCTTCTTATAATCAGTACCTAAATTTGGCAATGAAGATTGCCCTTGCGCCACTCGGTCTGCCGCAGTTTCGGATTCAGTATCAGTTTCGGTTTGTTTAGGAGGAATGATGCCGCCAGGTGGACCGCCGCCAGGTGGACGACCTTTTCTACGGCGGCGACCACCACCAAATGGAAATCCAAATCCACCAGGACCCTTCTTAATTGAATTCGCCCCACCTGGACCATCACGATCTCCAAAATCAACAGTCTTATCTAATAGATATTCTTCAAATGTATTCTGATATAATTCTCTCTTGCGTTCAAATAATTCCTTCTCTGTAATAATCTGCAGTTTCTGAAGTTTGACTACATCCTTCATCAACTTCTCAGTCGCATTCATCTTAGCTTCAATCGCCTTAAGATGACCCTGAATAGTCTTATTCTTTACAGGAGGAATCTTGATATTCTGAATCTTAGGTAGATCCAAAGTTGCAGCAGAAGGCATCTCTGCCATCCCAACAACCTGATCGGGAGTAACAGGAGGATTAACTGCCTTTACAACAATCTTAGGATCTGTACTAGGATCTAACCCAGGATTATTAAAACGGGGATTACCAGCACGTTGAGGAACCTGCTGGTTATCTCCTCCCAGAGGAGTTTTCGGTTCTGGTTTCCCCGACTGATTTTGTTCGCTGGGTGATCTTCTCGTCATTACTGTTGTGCGGCTCTGCGTGCGTTTTCTTTTTCAATAAAATCAACTAACAGACTCACATAAACATCCCGTTCCCAGGGCATCATATTTTCAATCTCTGTCAAGCTATATTTATGATGTTGCATGAGATTGAAATTTAGTCGAAAATAGTTTTCCAGATTATTCTGGAAAACCGCTAGGCGAAAAAATTTGCCAGTCCCTCAATTGTAACATCAGACTTAACACCAGTCTTAGGATTAGTCACCTTCACAGTATGAGACAACTTAGGCATCGTTGCAAAGAACGACTGAAGTTTCTGATACTGCTTAGAGTTCATCTGCTCAACAAATTCCTCAAGTTCTTTCTTCGTGGAATCTGCTGCTTCCCATGTCTCCTCATCATTGTAGATAGTATCAATACATTCAACAGCATATTCAAAAGTGCTATCAATAAGACTTTTCTGGTCATCAGGTTTCTTTTCCATAATATATTTCATCGTGGGATACTTCATCTTAATAAAGTAACCATTCTCAAGGTCAATAGTATCAGTGTGACCCTCGTCCTTAACTACTTGAATATCGTCAATATTGATTTCAACCTCTGCCTGTGTCTCACCATCATCAGGGCATGTGATAGAGAATTCTAAGATTTCTCCAACAGACTTAGCACGAACATTGAGGAAGATATATTCAACATCAAATGTAGAGAGACTATCTAAATCAATCTTAGTTTGAATGCAATTACCAATAATCTGGATAATAGCATCTGTAACTTCTTCCTGCTTTTCAGACTCTAATGCAAGAAGAAGAATTTTTTCTTCTCGGACTACAAATGGTCTGTACTTTACTTTTTTTCCTGTAGATGGGATTTTCAACTCATGAACGGGAGTATTAATCTGAGGTAATGACATAGTTCAAAAAATAATTAGAATTCGGCTCCTTTTTTATCGTAAAAGATCACGACATGTTTTTCGTATCTAAAGGATACTCTCAATTTATTTAGTGTGCTAGCACCATATGCTAATGGCACACTTTCAATACTATAAGGATATACATTGAACATATCATAATAACATGAATTTTGTCCAGAAGGACCAGTGCTATCTTTATAACTTTTGGTCACTGTCAACTTAGGACATACCATTTCTTCATAATAACGTAATCCAACAGTGTTAGTCACTGCTCTTCTTTTTTCCCTCTCTTCTGGAAGAATTTCACTACCTTCATTATTCATACTCTGCTCGGGGAACATACCACCAAACCATGCCTCAAAGAATTTTTGAGGATTCAGTTGATTAGTTTGAATAAAACTCAAACGCATATCATTATAAAGTTTAGCATGAGGATACTGAATTAATCTACCTGCATACACGCCATCAACCTCTTGGGTGGCAGCAAATGTTCCTGGTAATGATGCTTCATCACATAAAAACATCATATTGTCATATGCTCCATCAGAAGCAGTTAGAGAGAATCCATAATATTGCAGTCTACTTAAAATCTCAGCATTTTTTGTAGTACTGAAACTAAAATTTACCTCATACTCATTAGAATATGATGCACCTTTATCAGCATTAAATATCCCCCTCAGTTTAGATATAGACATTAACTCTAAATAGAAGTACTTGTTGTAATTATATTTATGGCGTATTCTGGCAAGTTCCAACCAAAGAATCCAAGGAAATACAAAGGTGATCCGAGACTAGTAATATACAGATCATTATGGGAACTTAAATTCATGAAATGGTGTGACGACCATGATCATGTGCTTGAATGGGGTAGTGAAGAAATTGTTGTTCCTTATCGTTCTCCTCTAGACGGTAGGATTCACCGATACTTTGTTGATTTTTATATCAAAATCCGAAATAAGAACAATACTATCAAGAAATACTTAATTGAAGTTAAACCTAAGAAACAAACATTACAACCCAAAGTACCTAAAAGGAAAACACCACGTTATTTAAGTGAAGTTTCTACATACATCATCAACCAAGCGAAATGGGAAGCGGCAAGAGAGTGGTGTGCAGATAGAAGACTAGAATTTCTTATACTCACAGAGGAGCACTTAAATGTCTAAGGGATTTGCTAAAACAAAAGGCGGACTAGAATTAAATATAGTCAAAAAATCTGGTGGGCAGAAAAAAAGTAGAGAATGGTATCGCAGAGAAGTCTTTGAATATCTCTACGACAACATGACAGATGAAGTAGAACCAAATAAACTATATTATTACGAATATGACCCAAAATTCAAAGCACAAATGGATAGATATGACATATATCCTCTAGTTTATGCATTTGATCGCGCCAAAGATAATTTCTTAGGATCTAATATACACTATCTGCGTGACAGAGAAAAAGGTCCCTATGCTCTTGCCCTCCTAAATAAAAAAGCAAGGATTATTGAGAAAACTATTCACCGATACATCTTCAAACAAGCAGATCATTTATTTTTTGAGGTCCAAGAAGAAGATTGGGAATTTATCGCTACTCTCCCGATTCATAGATTTATAGAAAACTAATGCCAACTGCAACACTACGCTATCCATCAGAATTTGCTACAGATGGTCCTTCAGTGGACTATCTTGAGATGATGTTCATTAGAAGAAATTATGAGAGTAAGAAAGTAGAGTATAAACGTGATCTTACTCTTGGAGATATTTTAATTAACGTTCCTCAAAAAGTAACCGAAGCAATCTCGCAGCAGTTTAATCAAACTGCACTTGGTGAATTAGGTAGTTTTCTTGGAAACCGAGGAGATGCTGGCACAGCTGTTAAAAATGCACTTACAAGAACTGCTGAACAATTCTTACTGAATAAATCTGTTGATCTCGCTAATAAATTAGGTGCAACAAACCTCTCTGCTTCTGGATTGCTTTCGGCAACTAGTGGTGTTGTGTTCAACCCAAATCTTGAGGTTCTTTATGAAGGACCAGATTTTAGGACATTTAATTTCCAGTTTAACTTGTTCACTAAATCAAGAGCAGATGCACAAGCAATCTTTAACATTGTAGAGACATTAAGATTTGCAAGTTTACCTAGAGTATCTACTTCAGAAGATATTAGCACTTCACAATTAACAGATGTATTTACAGATACAACAGTTATTGAAGGTTCAACAACGTTAATAGACATCGGTGCTGGAGCGATTGGTGGGGGTCTCAAAGGTAAGATAAATGCAGACAGCACTGCTGCAGCAGGAGCTAAAGAGGGTGCTTTAAGTAAACTTACAGGTCTTTTTCAACCAGCAGGAACTGCTGCAGGAGCTGCTGCAACTGCTGCTGGTCTGTTATTTAACGGTGGTTCTAGATTTATTAAACAACCTCCATTCATACTCCTTACATATAAGAGAGGAGCAGATGATCATCCTTTTATCAAACCACTGCTCCCATGTGCTATTAATCAGATTAATTTTGATTTCACTCCAACTGGAAACTACACTACAGTAGGTGAATTCAATGCTGATCCAAAAGCAACTACTGTTGGAGTTACAATTACCATGAATCTCACTGAAGTGACAAATCTATTTGCTGATAAAATGTTCAACGATAGAGCACCAGGAGTTAAAAAATAATGTCAGGATTCTTTTCATATTTACCAAAAATAGAATATACCCCAACTAGAGTCAAATTTCAATTTACCAATCAAGATTTTGTACTTGCTACAAACATTTTCAAAGGATTGTCACTAGATAATTCTGCATATGCTACAGATCTGTTTGCAGAATTTAGTTTAAAAGACGGTGTTAGACCAGATCAAGTTTCTGAGGCAGTTTATGGTACTCCTAATTATGATTGGGTTATTTTGCTGACCAATAAGATTACAGATCTTAAAAATGATTGGCCATTGAGTCAGACAGAATTTGAGATATTGATCGACAAAAAATATTCTGATCCTCACTCAGTAAAATACTATCTCACAAAAGAAGTCAAAAATGACATTGGTGAAATAGTTCTTCCTGGTGGACTAGAAGTATATTATGATCCAAATGACCAAGATTCTTTCAAAAGAACATATGTCAAATCATATAATCCCATAGTAGAGGAAACTGAAAATGGTGCAACATTGCTAACATCAATTACTCATTATGAGTGGGAACAGGCACGCAATGAAGAAAAAAGAAAACTACAAATCTTAAAACCAGATTATCTTGAGACTTTTGTAAAAATCTTCCAAGCATCGGCAAATTACTTGCCAAGTGTAAAGAATAAGTCCAAAATTAAACAGACTCTAAACAAAACTAGTATCTTTAATAACATCACCCTATGATATTAGAAGAAGCATGTTATTCCTTAAAACTAGAATGTGCCCTACGAGACTTAGGGTTTGTTGACATAGGTTGGAAATGTGTAGCACATGCAGGTATATTCTTCGTACAACCAGTAGGAATCCCAGATGACCCCGAAGGGGATCTTCTGGGATTTTCTTTAACTATACCTAATAGGAGAACTTATCAAAGGTACAGATTAGTATCTACTGCTAAGAGAGCACTGGATATTGCTCAGGGACTGTAAAACCCTACAGACAAAAAAATACCCCGAATTTTTTTTCGGGGTTTTTTGGAAATAAAAGTTGATTTTGCCTGAGGTTATTCAAACCAATCTTCTGGCAGGTACTCTGCACATTCAAAAGGTTTCTCGGTGCAATACTTTCTTACTACTCCATGCATGTCATGTTCCATTGTATGGTGAGCATGGTTATGCATGACTCCAACTAGAATTAGAAAACCCACTATCAATACATTGAAGTGGGTTACGGGACTACTGAGGATCTGTAGTAGGTACTTCTTCATCCTTCTTGTTAAAACCAAAGGGTCCTTCTTTCTCCTCAAGTTTTAGTCGCAATGCAACTGTACCGATGGACTCAAGGATCTTTAGGATGTCCTCTGCCCTGGCACCTTCACCAAGTTCTTTGGCAACGTACCAATACTTAGGCCAGAAGGTTTCTCCTGCCTTCTCGTAGTCTTCAACAGTTAATAGTTTCATTCTTCCTCAGCAAGGCGGGCAAAGTAGGACAGGGTGTCATCATCGTCAGTCGTAGGAGCAGGACGTGATGCAGCAGTCGGTTGGAGGTTGTTCAGTTCTTCCTTCATGGCGTTAGGCATGGGACGGGAAGGAGCATTGAACTTAGGTGCTCCCATGATGTCAGCATCATTGAAACCACCGCGACCTTCGGACTCATCTTCCAGAGTCTCACGATCAAACTTCTGCTTCTGACCACGACCCAGAACGACATTCAGACGTGAGTCAAGTTCCTCATAGGACTTGAAGTTCTTAGCATCCATGAACTCATTCAGAGAGTGCTGTGACTTCCAAACCTTCTCAAGTTCAGCATCAGTCATGTCCTCAAGGGTAGAAGGTGCAGCGAAGTCAGACTTATCGTAGTTCCAATAACCATCCTTCTTCTGCAGTTTCAGTTTGAAGTTAGCACCCTGCCACAGATCAAACGGATTGATAGGAGTCTCATCTTGGAACTCAGGTTGCATTGCTGCCTGAATCTTGTCAAAGATCTTCTTACCAAACTTATAGAGGAAGACCTTACCCTCGTTACCAGGATTAGAAGGGTCACTCACAACGTAGATGTTGGAGTAGTAGGAGAGTTTACGCTTCTGCTTACGAGCGATCTCCTTGTCGCTATCAAGACCACTGTTCCACAGTGTACGGTTCAGTTCCGACACGGGATCTTTCTTACCCAGAGTGGTCAGGGAGTTTTCAATATACCATCCACCAGGACCTTGGAAACCATGTGACCAAACCTTCGCCCAGGGAAGTTCTTCGCCTTCAGGTGCAGGCAGGAAACGGATTACCGCAAAACCGTTACCAGACTTGTCCATCTCGGGTTTCCAGAAACGATCATCACTGCTACCACCAGTAGCTTGGAGCTTGTCAATCTCCTTGGTCAGACGATCAAAACCAAACTTGGAGCTGTTCTTAAGATCAGCAAAAGACATTTGTATTACCTCGGATTAGTTGTGTGTGTTGTATTCGTTGGATTGCGATGACCCAACTGGATCATCATAACCTATTTAGAGTTCTCCGTCAAGCACTTGCTGGCGGACACTTTCCATGTTGTCACGGAACTTGTCATAGATGTCCAGCATGTTGAGACCATCGGCATCCATACCGAGTCTCCTGGCGGCGTCACGGAACTCTTGTTTGAGACGTACCGCCATCGGATCGTCAGACAGATTCAGTCTCATGTAGAAGACCTTCTGTCTTTCAATCAAGTCCAGCATAGCATCAAAGAACTCAATACGGTCATCCGTCTCCATTAGAGGAATGAACGGTAACCGATTGACAATCTCCTGCTGCTTGAGGTTGATCTCCTCAGCTTCTTTTTGTACTATTTCTGATTCAAAGAAAGACATTGGTGATCTAATACTTTTTCCTTTAAAGTTCCCTTATATTTAACAGTGTCTACAGATACGAATGGAGTGTACTTCATGACGGTTCTCCTCACGTCAGACCAAACAATAGTTTCCACAATCTTCTTATCAAACTGTGGTATAAAGTTTAGGATCTGATTTAAAATAACAAAAGTTTCCATGGAGATCTGCTTACCCAAAAGAAACTTTAGTAGTGGTGGATGAGTCTCAGTGACCTTGAATAGATGGTCAAACTGATCCACCTGCTGCAATAGAAAGTCCACCTCCTCACTAAAAGTGTAGTGAAGACTCTCCATGCGCTTCTTCCATGCTCTGTAATTGTCATCCCCGTCCGATCTAACCATGTTACCAATCCATCCAGAGGAGTCAGCAACAAAGTTTGCTACAAAGTATGGAAGGATTTCATCATCCTTCTTACGATTCGTAAGTTTTTTGAAGAAGTATCTGTCCTTTCTCTTCTCAAAATTAGTCTCAGATACTCTAGTTTTACCGTTGAATTTGAAGTAATCATAACTGTCGGTCGTGAAGTGTAACTTCAGTGCGACATACATTTTATAGGATTCAAAGGCAGTCATTCTTTTTCATTCCACCAGTCTATTAAATCAGCCTCATTACTTTGAGGATCAAAGTCAACAGCATCTACCGTATCTCTTCTACGATAATCTACGAATGTAGTAATAGCATATCTCCCATTACCACTATAATAATCATCGTCATCAATTTTTACAGTGCGAACACCATGTGCCACATAAGGTG